TAGAGAGAACAATAAGAACTTGAATGTTCCACCAGCAGCTTACGTTTCAAATAACTTTATTCGTAAGTTTATCACAGGTGAACCTTATTCAATAGTAGCAGGACTTAAGAGAGGTATTATCTCAGCTAGTAACTTAGTAGGATTAGAATATGACTTTGATATTCAAGACAGAGAATACTTAGAGCCATTTGGAATTAACCCTATTATTAGAAAAAGAGGTGTTGGTATTGTTATCTACGGTAACCAAACAAGCTACCAAAGAACAAACTCTGCGTTTAACAACCTACACGTTAGAGACCTTCTAATTACTGTTGAAAGCGCAATTGAGGATATTCTTTCTAACTATGTGTTTGATTTCAACGAAGATAACGTTAGACTTGAAATTAAAACATTAGTAGATAATTACTTATCTGGAGTAAGATCTGTTGGAGGCGTTTACAACTACTTAACTATCATGGACTCTTCTAATAATACCCCTGCAATCATCGATCAAAATATCGGTATAATTGATGTTATCATCGAACCTGCAAGAGGTATTCACAAGTTCATTAATAGAATGACAGTTACTAGAACAGGAGGTATATCTTCCGGAGGATTTATACAATTCAGCTAATGAATTTGAGTACAATTCTCTAAGGTAAATATATAAAATAAAAACATGGCGGGATTACCACATTATACGAGTTCTAAGGCTTCGGTTAATAAGTACGAACCTATTTTCCTCAACCAGTTTGAGGTTACTATTACTCCACCTACTGCTATCCCTGTGCAAGCAGGGAACCCAGGTGCTGCTAATATATTATTGGAACAAGTAACTAGAGTATCTGGTCTACAAGTTGATCAAAATGCTGGGGAGATTACTCAACAGTATAAGTTCGCTAAAAGATACTACTCTGGTGCTGCTCCACAAAGAACAGGTTTAGATGTTGACATAGAATTTGAAATAAACCTTAACGAGAACAATTCGATGTATGTTTTTAAAACATTACGTCAGTGGTCAGATTTAATTTACAATCCTCTTACTGGAGCGATGGGGCTTAAAAAAGATTACACAGGAAACATTCTTATTAACGTTTTCAATAAGCAGGGCGATATTTTTAGAAAGATAAATCTAAGAGATTGCTTTCCTATGACACCAATCCCAGAAATGGCATTAAATTATACCCAGACTTCAATATACAAATTGAACCTAACTTGGGCAGTTGATTATTTCGACGACATATTTATATAAAAAATAGAAAATGGCAGGATTACCACATTTTACAGCATCAAAGGCAGCAGTACAATTATACGAACCGGTATATCTTAACCAGTTTGAAGTTATTATACAGCCACCAGCTGGGGTTGCTTTAGAGCAAGGTAACGGAGGAAGAACGCTCTTAGTAGAGAACGTGCTTTCCGTTTCAGGTTTATCAGTAGATAAAAACCCAGGTATAGCGGAGCAAAGATATAAATTTGCTAGAAGAAGATATGCTGCTGGTGCAGTTGATGACACTGGTATTAAGGTAAGAATTGAATTTGAAACAAACCTTAATGATAACAACAGTAACTACGTATTTAAAGCATTAAGACAATGGTCAGATTTAATTTACAATCCATTAACTGGTGCCACTGGTATTAAATCAACTTATGCAGGAGGAACATACATACTTGTCTCTATCTTTAATAAGCAGGGAGACGTATTTAGAAGAATTAAGTTAGTAAATTGTTTCCCAGTGGATCAGATCAAGGCATTAGACCTTGATTATACCAACGGTACTACTCCTTATAAAATACCTTTATCTTTTAGAGCGGACTACTTCGAAGACGTTTTTAACTAATTTTATTTTTGTCAATATATAAATGGAGGCTCAACAAAGTCTCCATTTTTTGTTTTTGGTTAAAACTAAAAATGTTAAATTAAAATAATATGGACGACGATTGTGAATCAGAAAAACAGAACAAGAACGGCTTCAGTATGTTTAGTTTTAGCAACTTTCTTCAATCCCTTCGGATTCGATATCCTTTTTGCAACAATAATGAAATGGACAAATTCCTATTGGCATACAGTAGCAATTTTTTACTTCCTTTCGGGTGTTTTCTTTGGGCTTTATTTCTTTTTGTCATTAAATAAGAAACTAAAATCGAAAGATCAGTAAAATGAGATATAAGAAAAGATTATGGCAGAAAATCCAGATGATGAACTATTAAGACAGCTACAACAAAGAGAGTCAGCTTCTAAATTTGAGTATGATAATGATCCAGATGTTAATAATTATCAAATACCATCATGGATCGCTAACGAAGCAAATCAACCCAATCCTACACAGGGTGCTGGAGCTCCTCAGCAATCCAATAATTTAGGAAAGGTTAACGTTTCTAGAACACCACTAGGAATGGAAAACGAATGGAAAAATATACCGGTTGAGAATTTACCTTCTAAAGGATTTGGATATCCCCCAGGATTTGAAATTGCTATAAAAGCAGCAGAAGTTAGAGAAATAAGACAGTTTTCAACAGTTGATGAGAATGATAGGATAGATCTTGACGACAAACTAAATTCTATTCTTTCTAAGTGTATGAAGATAAGATGGAACGGAGGATTCTTAGAATCATTTGATCTTTGGTATGAGGATAGGTTTTATATTATAATGTCAATTAGGGACGTTACCTTTATACGAGGGGAGAATAAAATATTATTACCCGTAACAAAAAATTGCACTAAAACGGAATGCAACGTTCCGGATATGATAGAACTTAGATCCAATCTACTAGATAGTTTTATCGTGGATCCTGAGATTCTTAAAAGATATAGCACAGAATCATATTCATTTAAATTCATACCTAAAGACGGTACATCTTCACTAGATCTTTATATACCAACTGTCGGGGTTACTACTATTTGTAGAAAAATCATAGCAGATAAAAGAAGAAAGGGTAAAAAATTCGACGAGAGTTTTGCTAAAGTTGCAACTTTTATAATTCCTGATTGGCGAGGATTAGATGAAGCCTTATACGATCAGTATGAGCGAGCTTCCTTAGACTGGACTCCAGTTCAATTTTCTATAGCAGATCAAGTAACGGAGAAGATAAACTTTGCAACAAAATCTAGAATTTATACTAAATGTGAGAGCTGTGAGGGGGAGGTCACAGCTGATATATCATTTCCCGGAGGGTATAGATCTCTTTTCGTTATTTCAGATATCTTTAGCCAATTACTTTGATATTAAGTTTAGACTTTGGGATGAATTCAAATTATCAATAGATGCTTTAGAATCAATGCCCTTTTATGAATATCAATTGTTTATAGATAAGCTTAATGAAAAAATAGAAAGAGAAAACAAAAGAGTAGAACAAGGAGACATGGTAGAAGCATTCTCATTTAAAAACCCAAAAAGATAGCTTTTTTGGGTTTTTAGGTATATAAATAAAAAAATATTTTGGCAGGAGAAACAGGCACAACAGGATCGGGATTCCCAGTTTTTAAATCAGAGGGAGGAGCATTTGATAGGGCTAAGCTACAAAGCACTATAAGAGCTGGTGCAGGATCAACAATATCTAAAGAAACATTTGCGGCTATGGAAGCTGCTGATAGTGTTTCATCAGCAGCAAAAACATTCTATGACGACATTTTTGATAAAACACTAAAAGAATTAGACCCTGCTCTGGATCCTAATTCTATATTTTATAAGAAAGCCTACGACGACAGCGGTTCAGATAGGGGTGAAATAAGTCGTAAAATAGATAAAGGTGAGGCGGTCGACGGGAAAGAAATTTTCGAAATGGCTAAAGGATCAGCCTCAAATAAGATAGAGAATGTAAAGGTTTTAAAAACAGGAAAACCCACGGAGATAATAGAAAATATAGGGTATAGAGATATAGAAAAATTTGAAGCCTTCGAAGAAATTAAAAACGATTTCAATAAGAAAGTAACAGATGATAAGTTTAAGTTTGAACCTTTAGCAGATAAATTTTTAGATATCCTTTCCTATTTTAATAGCAAAACTCCTCTAGATGCTAGAACAGCAGGATTACTATACACTCCAGAAAATAATGCTATAATTTCAGCTATTTCTAAGATATTAGAAGCTAAAGGATTTAATAGTGAAGCAGTTTTAAACATGTCCAAAAGATATGACGAAAATATAAACAAACTCATAGAAAAATCTAAAAGCGGCACAGTTGAAGATATAAGATCTATGCTACCAGGGGGAACAGGGGCAACTGGACCTACCGGAACTACTACAGAAACTAAATTAGAGGAAAAGAAAACGGAATCCCCTACAGGTCCTACTGGGTCTACTGGTACAGCTATTGAGGGAACTAATACGGTAGCTTCAGCTACAACGGGTTCAACTGGACCGACTACAACGACTACAACTGAAACCATAACAACTGTTACCACCTCTACTACAGGTCCAACTGGATCATCCACACCAGGAAAGGTAGAAGGGGCAAAAACTTCAACGACAGGAGGAACAGGGGCAACTGGGGTAACAGCAGCAGATGTAAAAAAAAGACAGGAAGATTTATTGTCATCAATCTTAGGTATTAAATTCGAAGCTGCGACTGGAGGAACTGGTACGACTGGAGGAAATGACAAAAAAAATAAGGAGCCAGAAAAAAAGAAAGAGGAGACCAAACTAGAGAAACCGGAAGAAAAGAAAACGGAAGAGAATAAAACTAGCGCACAAACTCCAACAACAGAAAACAAGGAAACTAAGTTAGAGGAAAAAATTTCCCCAACTACCCCAGCAAAAACTGAAACTTCCTCAACAAATACCCCTATAAAAGAAACAGAACAACAAAATTTATCTAGTGTGATAATACCAGAGGGTGGAAGCACAGGAGATAATCAAAATAAACAAACAGAAGGTACGAATCAAAATACGACAACTTCTACAGAGACAAAAACAACAGAAACAAAAACAGAAGGTGGAGGAACAACAAACACCCAGTCAGAAACAATAAAAACTGAGGATAAAACAGCAGCTGAAGATAAACAAAAAATGGATAACGAAATGGCAGAGAACATGAAAGCTATGGTAGGCTTACTAACACGCTTAAATAACACACTCCAAAATCCATTAGTTGTTATCCCGAATAATAAAAAGTTTGGCTAGGGGGTTTACTTTTTGAAACCTATTTTATATATTTGTAAGAAATAAACCTAAATAATATATTATGAATAAAAACTATGAAATTACGAAGGAACTACGAGGCACTTTAGTAGAGTTCCTTAGTATGTACGGAGGCTACAAAGAATGTTTAGAACTTTTAGAAAATGAGGAGAAATTAGAATTTAATGAAGAAGAAGTCAATAAGATATTAAATCTTCTTGGCGTGTTTAGACTTATGGATACATTCCATATAGTAGAGCGCTTTAAAATCGAGGTTACACCACTAAAAAGCGCAGAATCTGATGAGCAATCAGAACCTACCGAAGAGCAAGCAGGATAAGATCGATTCCCTATATTTAAGAATGGCCAAAGTTTGGTCGGAGAATTCCCACTGTAATCGAAATAAGGTAGGTTGTCTAATTGTAAAAGATAGACAAATCATATCTGATGGATATAACGGAACACCCTCCGGATTTTCTAACGAATGTGAGGACTGCAACAACAATACACTTCCAACTGTATTACATGCAGAAGCTAATGCCATAACTAAAATAGCAAAAAGCACTAACAGTGCTGAGGGATCTACACTTTATGTGACTCTATCCCCTTGTTTTGATTGCGCTAAACTAATCATCCAAGCGGGAATAAAAAGAATTGTTTATTCTGAAACCTACAGAAACACAGATTCTTTTAAACTTTTTGAAGAAGCAGGAATAGAAATTAAAAAAATAAACGTTTAAAAAAGAAATTAAAAATGGCAGTAAAAAACATTCAAGAATTGGCAGAGAGTTTTATGAGATCATCATCGGAGAAGGACTTCGTTGAATTATATAAAAGAATTAAACCAGGGCTACTAAATCATTGTAAATCTATTTTAATGGAGCAAGAAGCAGCAGAAGACGCTGTTTCAAATACAATGGCTAAGATATGGACAAAGATCTCTCAATATGATCCTACAAGAGGTAATTTTTCCACTTGGGTCTATAACATAGCTAGAAACGAATCCCTAGGCATCAAAAAGAACGAGGATCGATATCTTCCCATGATTCAAGAAGTGGTTAGAAGTAACGATGATTCCGATGATTTGTCTTTCCCTACTATTACATCAGCGGCAATAACATTAGAGGCAGAATTTGATTATGTTAATGTTGAAAATGATGAGATGGAAGATCTATACGATAACGTCGTGGAAAAAATGAAAGACCTACCAGAAATATATAAGGATATACTATTCGATAGGGAAATACTTGGAATGAGATACCAAGATATTGCCGATAAATACGGAATGAAGAAAAGAGCGATTGCTACAAGAATTAGAAGGGCAAGACTTAAGGTAAGGGAAATGTTTCCTGGGGTTAATTTAACTTTTAACGACTAATGTAACTTTTTCCTTTAGATAGATATAATTGTTATGAATTATCCTTTTAAAAGAGTTATAAACGACATTAGAAATTATTTCTTTATAAGGAAGACTATAAAGAAAAATATCAACACAATTGAGTGGGAAAAATATAAGCTACGTGTCGATTGGATCGGAAGGATCTATACGGTGGTTAATCTTCCACCTGAGGTTATTTATTCTCCAGATTCTCCAGAAGAAATAAGACCTGCTTATGTTCTTGAAGAGTCCCGTCCTATTAACGAGTATCTGACTAGACTTAATCTACAGGAAATAATAATGCCCGAGCTAACACCTATATCTAATTCTATATCGTACCTTATTATCTATAGACCTTATTTCCAAAGACTTTCTATTAGATGGGTCATATATCGGATAATATTAGTCCTTTTGCTACTTTGGCTACAATATAAGTTTGGCTTAATTAGTTGGATCATTGGTGGTATTTCATACTTTTTTACTGATGTTATATTCTGAAGTTAATATAACCAGACAAGCTTTTCCTTGGGGAAGAGCTTATGTAATAGAAGGAGCTGATCAAGCTCCTTTAATTTTGCCGTCCGTTACTACGGTCTTAAAATTAGTTAAGAACGAAAAATACGAAAAACTAAGAGAGCAATTTGGCGAAGAAAGATGGAATAAGATTTTGTATGACGCTGCTGAAAGAGGCACAGTTATGCACAGGATGCTTGAACTGTTTCTTTTAGAATGGGCAAAAGAAAAAGATGTTGATCGATCTTTAAAAAAAGCACAGATATTTGCTATCGAGGAATCGAGAAGAGATGATGGTAAGTACACTAAGTATGTTAACAAAGGAAGAGATCTTTTTTGGAATTTTTATCACGATAAATTCTGGGAAAACATTCTAGAGGTCGTAGATAACGAAGCCTTCCTCTACACGACTTTTAAAGGCGGATGGGCAGGAGCTTGTGACTTTGTTTATCGTGATCTGGAAAATTATTTGATAGTAGAAGACTTTAAATCTTCAACCTCTCTTAAAGACGAAGAAGATATATTAAGCTACAAATTACAAATAGCTGCTTATATGTTCATGTGTGCGGAGAAATACGGGGAAGTTCCTAAAATGGGGAAAATACGTATTGCAAATGAGCAGACATCTACTATACAAACATTTACAGTACACGATTACGAATTAAAGGAATATCTCGGGCAATTTATAGATCTTGCTAATAAATTCAGAGAAATTCACGGTATATAGGAAACTTATCTTTTAATAATCAATATAAAAAATAAAAAACAAATGGCAAAGAAAGCACAATTAGAACCTGAAGTAATAGAAATCGCTAACGAAAAGAAATTAGAAGAGTTCGTTGACAAGATAGACAATGAAAAAGTTGAATCTATAAAAAAAGACTTAGAAGGATATAAGACAAGCCTTAAAGATAAGGAATACGCCGTATCTATGCCTAAGGAGCTTTTAAGAAGATTTGAAACATTCATGAGAGAAGAAGTTGAATGGAGATCTAAAGAGGCTCTAGGAGTTACCGAAATCATAAAAAGAATCGAGGCAGTAAAGAAAGAGGGTATTAAGGACGGTGTTGTATATTTCACTAATCTTGAAGCCGAAGCCTCTCATTATTTTTTAATGAAATGGTCAGGAAAAGGCGAAGCAGAAATTAATGACTTTATTTCTCTTTGGAAAACTTTCGAAGAAACTCTTATGTTGATCCAACAAGATAACGTAGTACTTAAAGATCTAGAGAGACAACTTGCAGCAGCTGAGCAAGGAATTGAGCTAGAATAAGCTTATTAATATATTAAACTAGAAGACTGGGTTTTATCCCAGTCTTTTTTTGTGGATATATAAAGATATATGAAAAAGAAATTACTACCTTGGATAATTGCCTTATCCGCTCTTTCTGTTTCTGGATCTGCAGCTTTTTATTCTGTTTCAGGATTAGGTAAAATGTT